AAGACTTTTTTGGGATTTTGAAAAATGGACAAAAAAAATGTCCAAAATTGAAAACCCAAAATACTTTTTGGATAACTTTTTCGTTAATAATATAATAAATCCCCAAAAGGGCTTAAAGAAACTTCCACACATACAAAGAACCCTTTTTTTCACTTGCATAATTAGATCCTATCATATTACATGTTCTAATTCATCAATTGAAATTCCTTGTTGTAAATATTGCTCTATTCTAGATGGATGTAATGCGACTTGCATGAGTTCTTCTTTATAAATATTACACCGCTTTTCAATAGCATCGTAATCCAATTCAAATATGGGTGTAGTAACAGAGAAATTTTCATAATTCATATGACAAAGATAATCCCACATTTTTTCTGGATAGTCTTCGTATATTTGAATAGCATTCGGATTTTTCACCAAGTGTTCCCAACTTATTCTATTTATGTTTTTTTTTAATAATGAAATAGCAGCTGGGTTTTTGGACAAATTATCCCAACATACATAACCGTATTGACATTTTGAATTTAAACCAGTATAATTGAGTTTATCAAGATTTCTCTCTATCAAATGAATAGCTTTTTCATTTTTTGCTACTGCAGCCCAACTGTAATCTGGTATTTCATGTAAATTTTCCTCTATTATATCAATTGCATATGGATTTTGACATAATCCCCGCCAAAAACAAGACAAGGGAGTATTTTTTATTTCTTCTATTTTTTCTGGATACTTTTCCAAATATTTTTCAAACAAACCAAAATATTCAGCTTTATTGATTTCCAATATATCAGGAATACAATCAATAAAGAGTAATTCATCTACCATTTTTTGCTGGTATTTTTCAATAAGATGAACAAAATTAGGGTGTTTCAATAATTCTTGTTTCCCATATTTATTCAACGATTGAAAACACAAATCAAAATATTTGTCTATTATGTGAATCGCATTTGGATTTTTTACAAATTCATTCCAAAGTATTTTTTCAGGATGCCTTGACAACATTTCGGCAGCAAATGGATTACATGATAAATATTTCAAGGCATAAACATCTTTCAAAAGTTCTATATATTTTTCAATAAAATATATATTGTTTGGATTGCTAGTCCTAACGATTTTATACCAATAGAGTCTTTCAGTGACACCATTTTTTAATTTGTAAAAATCGTATATACTTTCAGGATAATTGTTCATTATAATCTTTATTAATCAGAATTATGGTTAATTTTATTATCAATTTTTTTTGAATTGATAATAAAACTTTGGCTCCACCTTTTCTAAAGGTGGAAAAGGTGGATTAAGTAGCATATAACAAAGCCGCATTTCCACCAACAAAAACCACCATATTAATTCGCTCTTCGTAAACAAATAAATTGTAGTTGTATTCATAAATTCGCCAAGTAGGTTTATTAATACCTACTATATCTCCCGTAACTGGGTCACAAATTGTTAGTACTTGTGCCAAAGGATCCAACGGCGGGATAATTGTCGTAAAATCCAATTGAACTTGATTAAAACGATTCATGTTAATAGCACCAGATGGTTGAAATTCAAAAGGTGAAGTATTCAAACAAAAATTATAACAATATAATCCATTTGGAGCTCCACCCGCTGTTCTATTGTATTTTTCAATATAATTGAAAACACCAGAAACTAATATATTTTCTCTGTATTGTCCATCAAGTAAAATACCCATTCCTATCAATATATCTCTCAAAGTTTGAAAATTAGCTGTACCTGTAATCATATAACCTGTCAAATTACCACTAGGGTTAACACCTGGCCCAATCATTTGTCCATTACTCAATTTATATGTACCATTAGTAGGTGCAGGCGTAACTTCTGATGGTACATATTCATACGGCCAGTTGGTATAATTGGCCCATTCGTTACGCAAATTTACATCACTTCTTTGAAAATAAAACATCCAACTTGAAATTAAACCAATTGAATCCAAATCAACTTTATTAGGTCCAGTTACATTATAAAATAATTTTTCATTCACTTGTCTAAATATATATTTTTGTTCATTTTTAGCAAAGATCCGCGATTCATCGTTAGATAAAAAGACATACGTTGACATCAAATGTATATCTGCAAACCATACTGAACGTTGATCTAAATAAGAATTAATACCTAAAACATTATCGGGAGGAGTTTGCAAAAATCTATACATTTGATTTTGATATTGATTGAAATTCGGCGCGACATATGGATATTTGTTTTGAGAGTCAAAAACATCTCTAATTTTAAATAATTCAGCAATAGGTCTAAATGTGACATAAATTTGTAATTCATTATATTGTAATGAAACCAAAGGAAAAGCTTGTTGTGGCAGCAATGTAAACCATGCACCCAAAGGAATGAATAATTGACGCGGAGCAATAGAAGGCCCCGCGCCACCTGGATTGTCACTGTAATATGAATTTGGGTATGAATTTACACGACTACCTGAATTACCTGGATCATATAATTCAGGGACGTAACCAATCATTTCATAAAATAATGCTAATTTTTGTCCTGGAAAATCTCTGCGTGCCATATTCAATATATAACCACCCGAGTACTCTTGCAATTTTTGATTACCGCAAGTTATTGTTATTTTTTCAATCATCATTGTGCCAATATAGTTGATCCATTTAAATTCGTAAGGGGCCCAGTCTGTATAAGAAGTTGTACCATCCGCATTTATATATTCTTGTGGAGGTAGGATTGGACTCCAAATAGCTGGTAAATTTACGACAATAAATGTATCCGCAAATAAATCAGCATATCTAGGAATTTTAAATTGAAATGTAGATGATTCTGCTAAACGCAAAGCACTTGTTCCTTCGTAATCTATTCTAAACTTTTGTAAACCAAAGTTTGTGTATTTCAAATAACCCGCTTTCCAAAAACTTTTAGAAGGATTTCCATTTAATATAACATTTTGTTGTCCACTTGATACTAAATTTAATAATCCACCTGCCATGATATATATAATATTCTTACTGATTAATATATTATAATTATATAATTAATTGATTCTAAATAATAATATTGACAAAATATTATTATTATTATTTAAGAATATAAACTTTTACATTGTTTTCCTGGTTTTTCTGGTTTTCTTGGTTTTCCTGGTTTTCTTGGTTTTTCTGGTTTTCCTGGTTTTCTTGGTTTTCTTGGTTTTCCTGGTTTTTCTGGTTTTTCTGGTTTTTCTGGATTTTTTATAACCTCCTCCATATCTACGTCTTTTGGGTTCCGTATCATCATCATCATCACTTCTTTCTCTTTTGTCGCGATGATTCTCTTCATCATTATCGCTATTGTCGTTATTATCCATACTACGATTGTCTTCTTCATCTATTTCCATATGATCAACATCATTGTCATCATTATCACCGTCATCACCGTCATCACCGTCATCACCGTCATCGCGCCTGAAAGGACGTGAGTATACTACGTATGGTTCTGGATCATCATCATTTCTTGGTTCAAAACGATATTCGTATTCAGTCATTGCATTATTGCGATGTAAAATTGGATTTTCTTCTCTTATTCTTAATCCGGTATCTACCCATTGATTGTTATTGTTATTATTATTAAATTCCATATATATTAGTCTATATAAAAATATAAAAGAATAAATTTTTTAAATAATAGGATATATTAAGTATGATAAATCAAAATATGAATGAAGATTTTGTTAATTATTTTATTTTAGCACTTATATTGCTTATTGTTATATTTTATATTTCATATTTAATTTATTTAACGAGGCTTGAGTCTAAAGAATGTAATTATTTAAATATGTTGTATCCTTCCATAGACGGAAATATAAAATCTATATCTCCTGTCAATAGTGATTGCAGTGGAAATTTATATGATTATTATATTAAAACTGCTTTCAATGCATGCAGTGGAGGAAGCTATCAAAATGATTATGTAGATATTTGTGTTTTAAAAAGTATTCTTAAACAAGGTGTTCGCTGTTTGGATTTTGAAATATATAATATCAATAATCAGCCAGTTGTTTCAACTAGCACAACTAATAATTATTTTGTAAAAGAAACCTTTAATAGCGTTAATTTTAGCGATGTAATGAGTACAATAGCAAATTATGCTTTTTCAGGAGGCACCGCGCCAAACCCAACTGATCCTTTAATTATCCATTTAAGAATTAAAAGTAACGAACAAGCATTATATAGTAATTTAGCAAATATATTCAAATCATATGATACTATTATGCTTGGCAAAAATTATAGTTACGAAAACTATGGTAAAAATATAGGAGCACAACCATTAACGTCGTTTATGAATAAAATCATCTTGATTGTTGATAAATCCAATAATTCTTATTTAGAAAATAAAGATTTTATGGAATATGTCAATTTGACAAGTAATTCAGTTTTCATGAGAGCATTATCATATTATGATGTTAAAAATAGTCCTGATATTAATGAATTGGAACAATTCAACCAAAGATGCATGTCCATCGTTTATCCAGACGTCGGTGTAAATCCAAGCAATCCAAGCGGAACATTATGCAGAGCAACTGGTTGCCAAATGATTGCAATGCGTTATCAATTTGTAGACAATTATTTAGAAGAAAACACAATATTTTTTGATGAAGGTGGATACGCTTTTGTGTTAAAACCTGCAAATTTAAGATACAACATTGTAACAATTCCTGACCCGACACCACAAAATCCTCAATATTCTTACCAAACAAGAAATGTAGGCAGCGATTATTATAATTTCAACTACTAAGTTGAATTACGCAAATAAAAACGCATCTATTTCAATGTCATCTATCAAATATTTGTTTTTTATTTGATCGGATAACATTTTATAGACAACATTTCGCTTATACTTTTTTACTTTATTTAATTCATTTATGAACATTTTGAATGTAATAGCAGGACTCCAATTGTTTTTACAAATTAATGAAGAACAACATAAACAAGATTTATTAGTAAATTTTTTCAAGTGTTCTGAAAATCGTTCAGATGGCATTTTTAAATAATGCGAATAAGGTTCATTGTTGAACTGAAATTTTGGTGAGTAAAATGGATAATTTGAATCAAAAGTAAATGTGTATACATTTTTTATTGTGTGATTCAAGTGTTCAATTATTGTAATTTTATATATTTTCAATTCGTCATCATAGATTAACGATACATTGTTTTGTCTATGGTTTTTATCGTTCATGTAAATGTTTGATAATTCTTTGTATTCGCGAGTAATGCGAGTTTTTATACGTTTATGAATGGATAATTCTAAGAATTCCAATTCATTATCATTCATTTTTATGAATAATATTGAAAATTATTTTTAAATATTATAATAATATAATATAACTAACTACTAAAACAAAATATGAAAGACAATGTATGCAAAGGAATAACATTTCAAGAATGTGAGCTGGCAATCATGCGTATGGCAGTTGATAGCGCAGAAGAAAAAATGGGCAAACGAATTGTAAACTCTGATGAAATTAAGAAAATGATTGAAATTGTAGAGAATTTTATTAAAGTAAAAAATCTAATTTGTTATGGCGGTACCGCAATCAACAATATATTACCTTTAGAAGATCAATTTTATGATAAAGATGTTGAAATCCCCGATTACGATTTTTTTACACCAGATGCTCTAAGTGATGCAAAAGAATTGGCAAATATTTACTATAAAAATGGTTATAGCGATGTTGAAGCGAAATCTGGACAACATCACGGAACATTCAAGGTGTTTGTCAATTTTATTCCCGTTGCTGATTTGACACAAATTCCAAAAGAAATATACAATTCACTCAAAAAAGAATCTATTCGCGTGTCAGGTATATTATATGCTCCTCCTAATTTTTTAAGAATGTCCATGTATTTAGAATTATCTAGACCCGCAGGAGATATATCGCGGTGGGAAAAAGTACTCAAACGTTTAACATTACTCAACAAAAATTATCCGCTTACAACCATAGATTGTAATAAGATGGAATTTCAGAGAGAAATGTCTAATAAAACAAAGGAAGACGAAATTTATGAAAATGTTAAAAATACATTGATACATCAGGGTGTAGTATTTTTCGGGGGTTATGCAATTTCACTATATTCACAATACATGCCAAGGCATTTACAAAGAAAAATAGAAAAGATTGCTGATTTTGATGTATTATCTCACGAACCAAAAATGACGGGTGATATTGTAATAGAGCGGTTGAAAGATATTGGAATTCGTAAAGCTAAATTAATTTATCACAACCCGATTGGTGAAATTATTCCGGAACACTACGAAATCAGAGTTGAAAATGATACTGTTGCATTTATTTATAAACCTATTGCATGTCACAGTTATAATATTATTAAAATGTACGGGCAAAATGTCAAAATAGCGACAATAGACACTATGTTGAGTTTTTATTTGTCTTTTTTGTATACAAACCGTGAATATTACAATGAGTTTTCTGAGAGAATTTTGTGCATGTCCAAGTTTCTTTTTGATGTACAACAAAAAAATAGATTAGAGCAAAAAGGATTACTGAAAAGGTTCAGTATTATTTGTTATGGACACCAAGAATCGGTGGAAGAAATGCGTGCAGAAAAGGCGAAAAAATTCAAAGAACTGCAAACAAAAAAAGGAACACCCGAATATGAAGAATGGTTTTTAAATTACAAGCCGGAAAACGCAAAAGAAAAGTTGAATAAGAGAGAAGATAAAAGCAAGACACATAAAATTAATAAAAAAAAACACATGAAAATGAAAAAGAAGAAAACCAAAAACAAAACGCGAAAATCCATTTTTTCTGCATTTAGAAAAAAATAGTTTTATTATAATATTTCATATTGCGTAAAAATAAAATATTATGATAATGTATAAATGGTACTAGCGAATGCTCCCAGAAATGCTACTGAACAATTTGCAATCCAACAAGACAAAATAAAATCAGAAGAAGGATCCCGTCCAGGATTAAATGCACCTTTAGGATACGGTGATCTATACTTACCATCTGGTTTTAAAGAAGGAGGAGGTAACAGTGAAGGAGAAGTACCTATAGAAAGCTTTCTAGTTAACCCTTCAGATGCGCCTCGCAAGGCCTTTTATCAGGGGGGTGTAGGTAAACCAAGACCAGCTTTATTCGCAACTAATGCGGATCCATTTTTTAGAAGTGATGAAGATATGATAGCCATAAAACATCAATTACTAACTAGCCTAAGTGGTTCTGATATTGTTACTGGATCTCCAATACCAAGAGAACCACCTAAAAGTATATATTATCCAGATTACAATCCTGATAAACTTAAAAAAGCGGAAATAAGGGGTGTTGGACCCAGTAATAATCTCTGTTGGGCCTGTGTAACTTAGTTGAATTCTTCAACGGTGTATAATACATATCATCGTGAATCAACATAACGAGTATTTCACTACCGATTTTGGCCATTAATCTACACATCATACCTTGTTTAAAATTTTTGGACAAGTTTTTATTAATAATGTCCAAAAAATATACTTGATAAACAATGATTTTTTCTATCAAGTATCGTATATTGATAAAAACATAATTATATAAACCCCAATTATCTACGTAACTACACATTTGTGTTTGTGAACCTTTAATAAAAAAATTGTGTATATCCAACATTCCAGAGAGAACTCTATGAAAATTGGTTTTCTCATTTTTAACATTCAATATACATCCAATTTTATCCAAACCCCACAAATCCATAAAAAGTATTCTACGATTCTTCTTATATTTAAAAAAAAATGGATTTAAACCATCTATATATTTATTTTGATAAAGTAAATTTCCATCTATTAAAAAAGGAACATAACACGATTTTTTAACAGAATCAAATATTTCATCTATATTTTTATACACGTTTTTAACTATTTTTTTGCCTGTTTTAATATTGTGGAAAGTAACATAAAACTTTTTAAATACCTTTTCACAAATATTATTTGGAATATAATGAATCAATTTTGTTTTCAAACTTTTGATAAAATTGAAATTTTGTTCTCTCTTGAAGTGCAATAATAATGATTCGTAGAGAGAAGCAAATTCATCTAAAGCATCTATTAAATATAGCAATCCTACTATTGAACCTATACTACATCCAGAAATGCGTTCTACTTTAATGTAGTTTCTGGCTTCCATTTCTTTGATGAAATACAATGCACCTACTAGATAACTGCCGTTGAATGTACCGCCATCTAATACTAAATCAATTTTCATAGGGGTTTTATTTTTGGCATAGTCTTTAATTTCATCGGGTAAATTTTCTATGAATTTGTTAATATATGTTTTTATCATTTTGATTTAAAATGATAAAAAAAATCATTGTGTTTTCACATATAATTTAAAACCTAAAGACAAGGGACATAGCAACCGATTTACGTTTACCTCTAGAGACTAATTCAGTTCTACCATATAGTCTTGCTAATGTGTCACATGCTGCATCGATGGCTTCTGGGACAAAAACTTGATAAGCTTGTTTTTTTCCTCTTTTGGCCGTAATACTTCTTTCTACTAAAGAATTATTCGTATTACCAATGAGTGCGTTTGCATACATCTGTTTTGTACGACTATGAGAACCAAAATTAGTATAGTCAGCTTGCAGATAAATAGGCCCATCATGTGATGAGTTAGTATAGTCTACAGCCAATGAAGTAATTGTCGGTGCATTTATTGGTTTCCAATAACCAGCTTTATCATTTGGATAATAATACCCTGTCGCTAAAGTTAATTTACTAAGCAGCTGCTCATCTGTAGATTCAATATCTATACTAATTTTACCACTACCTTCAGTGGTTATAGAATAACAAATTCCCCACGCATCTAACTGAGCACATAATTGATCCGCCGCAGCAATCGCACTGCCGCTTGACCAAGGAGCACGGGCCATAGTAACACCGGGATTTGTGGCTTTAAGTTTTTGTTTAATCATTTCAGCAGGATCAGCCTTCTGAATTGTCAAGGCTGGTAGATATAATGTTACCATTAATCTTTTTTTTTTGTCAGTAGAATCTTTACTTAAGTCGCCATACAATGTTGCTAGAGCGCGACTTGCTTTATCAACAATCCCATCTATTCCTGTTAGAGGTCTGTATTCATCTAATCCAGTTCTTCTCGCTTTTAAATATTCAGCTTCAACATTTATATTCGCTGCTGATAATAAATATGATGAAACCAATTTATCTTTGTCATTAGAATCGCGCGATAAATGACTTGTGCGTGCCTTTAATGTTTCTTCTAAACCAGTAACAGGATCAGTCCATCCTGCTTTAAGAGCAGTTACCATTGGTCTTGTATTGTCGTAACCATTTGACTTTACTTGTAGAGCTATACTAGCTAAATCTTCAGGTGTAGCACAATCTATTGCTAGTAGTGGACCACCATAGTTGGTATTTACTAATTGATATCCTATTCCTCTACGATTTAATTGTTCAGTTAAATCAACGAATGGATTAGGCATATCAAACTCTGTTGGCGCTAAATGTTGTGGTTGTTGGACAAATTGATCATATAATGTATCTACATTTGGATTAGCAGAATCACCATCACTAGTAATCCATCTGGCAGCACCATCTGTATCACGAGGACGTGGAGCCATGCTAGTAGAATTTGAACAAGGAGTATTAGGAAAACCCATACTTTATAATAATAAGAAAGAAATTATTTTTATAAAATATAATAGTTAATATTGAAACGCAGCAGTTAACCCGTTCGGTCCGTTCGGTATCTCCCAGTAGTTAAAAGTCATTTCAAAATCTATATGTTTTTTATTACCATAAGAACGTCTAGAATTATCATCGTAATATTGTGCAACATTATCATTGGTAGTATCAAAATCTTTAAAATTAAAAACAGAATACTCGTCTTTTCTTTTTTTTGCAGCATCGAGCTTTCTTTGAGTAATACCCGCCATAATAGTAGGAAGTGTGAGGGCAGCAATCATCCTTTTTACTTCATTCACACTTGATAGGTAACCACCTTTAACTTCTAGTTCTTTTTGTAAGCCAGTTGACTTGTCAAGCCAACGTACAGCGAAACCACTTAGATTTGGAGAACCAGCGTCAAACTTAGTATTAAATTTAAAACCCGTCGCAACGTTTTCAGATAGTCCATACGCAGAAACTGCGATTCCACCGTGTGAATCTCTTTCCACTTTATAATCAGCATCTGCTGAATCTAATTGTCCTATTAAATTTTTTACATTACCTTGTACATCCATTTCTTCGCTTCTCTGGATGCTAACAGATTGTTTTTTTTTAGGCCCTTGCACTACAATGTCTGCAGAATAATTATTATCTTTAGCATGAGCAGCCATTTCAGTATCGTTATATTGATACCACGGGGCCCACACTAGAGTAGCACTAATGCTTTTTCTTCTGTTAGTACTATTTCTATTTGTGTCTCCATATATATCAGAAAGCCTTTGAGTTACTTCATCAAAACCCTTACCAGAAAATAGACTATATGAACTGTTTCCTCCAGCTTTAGCATCGCGATGTCTTTTACCAGCAATCGTATTTGCTTTTCCTATTAATAAAGTTGCAACCAATTTCTTATATTCAGAAGTATTTCCCTCTATAACATCATGAATGCTTCCTTTTACCTCGTTTGTCAAACCAGAAGTTGGATCAGCCCACGTTACACCAACACTAGTTATTAATGGTAATTCACTATCAGCTTGTAATTTTATTTTGTCGAGTAGATCTTCCTCTGTACTTTCAATTTGAACTTCAACTCTTCTTTTTGAAGCTGCAACAGTATATGCAACCCCTAATGTATCAAGACTTCCTATAAGTTTATTATAACATTGGCCGTACACATTGTTTGTATTCTCACCAAAACCAAAACCAAAACCACCAAAATTAGCAGTTCCTGCTGTTATACCATAACCAAAATCATCGGCATCAGCTTTTTTTTTAGTATCATCAGCATCATCATTATAACCATCATGATGATTAGCAACAACATCAACATCATCATAACGATCATCATCATCATCATCATCATCATCACCTGCAGCTTTTTTAGCTGCTTGACCATCACTATAACTGCCTTCAACTAGAACTGGCTTTTCTTGAGCTTCTGAACAAGTTTTTTCAAATAAACCCATTTATAATAATAGTTAATAAAATAAATTTAAAATATAAAAATATATTAAAATAAACGCTAAATATTTATATTCCGTGAATTGAATAATGATTTAATCAAATACTTAAATATAAACACATATAAATTATATTTATAAAATGACAACTATTGTATCCGGTTTTATAAGTAATGTAAATAAAAGAACTGATGTTAATATAGAAAAATATTTTGAACTAGGTAAAATATTATTAAAAGCAAAAATACCAAAAATAATATTTGTAGATGAAACAATGTATGAAAAAATAAAAATATTTGATAACGAATATACAAAAATTATTTTAATAGACAAATCTGATTACGAATTATACCAATACATGAACAATGATATTTTAACAAATTTTCATTTGAATTCTGATAATGATGCTAAAAATACAATTGAATATATGTTTACAATGTGTAATAAAACAGAGTGGATTAA